GGGTCAAAACAAGCTGCAAGATGTCAAAGACCTCTGCGAGATCGTAAAGATTCCGCTCATGCCTTGGCAGGAGTTTGTCCTCAAGGATATGCTCACTGTAGACAAAAAAGGCAACTGGATCCGTAAGACAAACCTCATTCTCGTGGCTCGGCAGAATGGCAAGACACATTTAGCGCGTATGTTAATCCTTGCCCACTTAATCAAGTGGAATACCAACGTCCTAATCATGTCCTCTAACCGGAGCATGGCACTGGACACGTTCCGGCAAATCACAACCCTATTGGAGAATAATGACCACCTCAAAGGATTCGTTAAACAGATCAGACATGCCAACGGAACGGAGTCTATTGAGATGCTCTCTGGAGCGCGCCTCGATGTCGTTGCAGCTACTCGAGACGGATCTCGTGGAAGAAGTGTCAATGGGCTCCTTTACATTGATGAGATCCGCGAAATTACAGAAGATGGATTCCGAGCAGCTACTCCTACTACTAGAGCTCACCCAAATAGTCAGACACTTCTTACCTCGAATGCAGGAGATGCATTCTCAACTGTTCTCAACGACCTCAGGGAAAGAGCTATAGATTATCCTCCTAAGTCCTTTGGATTCTATGAGTATTCTGCGCCACAATATTGCAAGATAAATGATCGGCAAGCATGGGCTTTGGCTAACCCTTCTCTGGGGTACACAATTACCGAGGAAGCGATTGAGGAAGCGATCGCTACATCGCCTATTGAGAATACTCGCACCGAGACTCTTTGCCAGTGGATAGATTCTCTTTCATCGCCTTGGCCGCATGGCATTCTTGAGGAAACATCCGATAACACGCTTGAAATGGCTGTGGGGGCTTATACTGTATTCGGTTTCGATGTCAGTCCTTCACGCAGGAACGGATCATTAGTCGCAGGACAGCTACTCCCAGATGGGAGGATTGGCATCGGGATCTTAGAGACTTACAGCTCACAGGTTGCCATAGATGAACTAAAAATGGCAGCAAGTATAAAGGCTTGGTGCGACATATATAAGCCTCGCCTAGTCTGCTTTGACAAGTACGCCACACAAACTATTGCAGATCGTTTGGCCAATGCTGGAGTCATTACAGAGGATGTCTCTGGCCAGCAATTCTATAAAGCCTGTGGCGATCTATTAGAAGGTTTGGTCAATCACCGGATAGTCCATAATGGACAGGCTGAACTGATCCAGCAAATGAATAACTGCGCAGCTAAAGTCAATGATTCTGCTTGGAGAATTATCAAACGTAAATCTGCTGGAGATATCTCTGCTCCTATTGGCTTGGCCATGGTAGTTAGCAAGTTAATGATCCCTCAGCCTAAGCCACAGATATATACTTAGACACGCCCTATCACATTGTCTATTATCTTGACAAGTGCTATTATTTATGTCTATGGGTAGATTATTGCAGGCATTCGGTCTTGAGTCTAAGCCTTTACTAGAGGCTCAAGCAGCACCTCAAGTCCTTGGTGAGTATTCACCTTATGCCATGCCTTTCCAATATGCATACGTAAGCAGAGAAGATGCTCTCAGCGTTCCTGCATTACAAAGATGCCGCAATCTTTTGTCTGGCACTATCGGAGCAATTCCTTTAGAGCTTTATAAGAAATCTACTAATGAAGAATTAGGCTCACCTGCATGGTTAGAGCAACCTTCATACTCACAGCCACGATCAGTAACTATTGCATACACAGTTGAGTCATTATTGCTATACGGCCAGTCTTTCTGGAAAGTGGTCGAGGTCTATCAGGAAGATGGACGTCCTTCTCGCTTTGAGTGGATCGCTAACAATCGCGTAACTATCACACTTGATAGCACTAACACTTTTGTTAAGTCTTATGCAGTTGATGGTATGACTTTGCCAATGGACGGACTTGGATCTCTAGTTACATTCCAGTCATTACTTCCGGGAATCTTAAACACAGGCATCCAAACAATTCGCGCTGCTATTGACGTACAGAAAGCAGCTACTATCGCTGCATCTACTCCGATGGCTACTGGCTATATTAAAAATACCGGTGCTGATCTAGATCCTAAAGAAGTTCAAGGATTACTAGCATCATGGAAGAACGCTCGCAATAATCGCAGCACTGCTTACCTAACATCTACTCTTGAATACAACCCAGTGTCATTCTCTCCTAAAGACATGATGTATAACGAGGCTATTCAGAATCTTGCTACTGAGATTGCACGTCTTTGCAACGTGCCTGCAATTTATCTGTCAGCAGATCAAAACTCCAGTTATACATATCAAAATGTCAATGAGGAGAGGAAACAATTCCTCACGCTATCTTTGCAGCCTTTCATTAGTGCAATAGAAGATCGCCTATCTATGGATGACATCACTGCTCGTGGAAATGTAGTCAAGTTTGACATTGACAAGAACTTCCTCCGCACTGATCCAATGCAGGAACTAGCAGTAATCGAAAAGTTACTTAGCCTAAATCTAATTACCCAGGAGCAGGCTATGGAAATGACTGATCTAACACCTAACGGAAGCCAAGGTCTAGAATGAACCAAGTAATTACCTTCTCAGCTGATCTAACAGCAGACTCAGCAAGTCGCACAGTATCGGGCAAGATTGTGCCTCTTAACGTGGAAGCAGGATCGACAAACATGGGCAAAGTTATCTTTGCTTCTGGGTCTATCGCTATCGAAGATCCTAAGTCAATCAAACTGCTAAGCCAGCATGACACTAAGAAGCCTTTAGGTCGCATGGTCTCTTTCAGCGAATCAGATAACTCAATAGATGCAGTATTCTCTGTAAGCCGCTCACAGCGCGGTACAGAAGCACTTATCTTGGCAGAAGAAGGATTGCAGTCCGGTCTTAGCATCGGTGCAGAAGTCCTCAAGTCTACGATCAAGGATGGCGTGACTTATGTATCCGCTGCTCGCTTGGTCGAAGTAAGTTTAGTAACCGAGCCAGCATTTAAGTCTGCTCAGGTTACTGATATTGCAGCAGAAGAATCTGCTGTAGAAGAACCAATCCAACCAACAGAAAGCGAGACAGCCACCGTGGAAAACACCACTCCAGCAGTCGAAGCAACACCAGTTGAAGCACCAGCGGTTGAAGCTGCTCGCCCAACTGTTTCAGCAGCATACTTTACAAAGCCACGTATCGAAGTTACAGCAGCTAAGTATGCAGAAAACACAATCCGCGCAGCACTAGGTGATGAGTCAGCTCGTCAATACCTATTAGCAGCAGATGACACAACAGACAACGCTGGTCTAGTACCAACACGCCAACTATCTGAAATCATCAACCCACTAGGTACAACAATTCGTCCAAGCATTGATGCAATCTCTCGTGGAGTATTGCCAGATGCAGGTATGACATTTGAGATCCCAAAGATCACAGTAATGCCAACAGTTGCAGAAACAAATGAAGGCGCAGCATTCTCAGACACAGATCAGAATGCAGCATTCCTATCAGTAACAGTTAAGAAGTATGCCGGACAGCAGACATTCTCTGTTGAATTGCTAGATCGTACTTCTCCAGCATTCTTCGATGAGCTAGTGCGCAACATGGCAGCAGCTTACGCAAAGACAACAAACGCAGCAGTAAACGCTGCACTTATTGCAGGCGCAACAGCAGATGCAACAACAACAGTGACATACCCAACAGCAGCAGAATTGCTAGGAATTGTCGCTCGCGGATCAGCTTCTGTATACGCAGCAACAGCAGGACTACCAAACCCATTTGCTCGCAACATGGTCGTATCAACAGGACAATGGTCTAACATCATGTCTCTCAACGATGCAGGACGTCCAATCTACACAGCATCACAGCCAATGAACGCAGGCGGTCAAGTAGCACCAACATCATTGACAGGCAACGTTGCAGGACTCAACCTATACGTTGATCCAACAAACGCTGGCGATGGCGATGGCACAATCCTTATCGTGAACCCAGATGCATACACATGGTACGAGTCACCAACATACCGCCTACGCGCTGAATCAACAGCAGCAGGACAGGTAACAATCGGCTACTACGGCTTTGGAGCAATCGCTACTA